ATTCCTCGCGGCGTTGATGCGGTCCACTTGACGCTGCAGCCAGCGTCGAGCAGGACCTGGGTCGGTGGGGTTGATGCCCCAGAGGAAATGTGCGACTGCGCCAGGACCTGGCCAGTCGGGATGGTTTGGGTCGCGGTTCTGCTCGGCGTCCAGGTCGACTGCGTGGCGAGCTGCCCACGCATTGGCCCGAATGACCTTGTCCTCGGACATTTGGCCGACCGCCATGTCTCTGGCTTCGCGAATCGTTGAATCGGCTAGCCCGCGGCCGCCGAAACCCTGCCGCAGCAGATCCAGACCGCGCTGCGCGGCATCGCGCACATACTGCGGCACGTTGATGTCGACCTGGCGTGTCTGGTCCGCTGGAATATCTGCCGGGTCGATCACAGGAATGCCGAGCGCTGCGAAGGCTGCCCGGTTTTCGGCATCGTTGTCGACTGCTGCGACAACATCGAAGTCGTCGAGGATTTCCTGAGCTACAGCAGCCTTGAAGTCGGCGGTGTTGAGATCCTCAGCAGGTTTCATAAACAACTGCGTGTATTCCAGGCCGATGTCTGCCAGGTCGCGTTGCGTTGACTCCCGCTCGGACTCAAGTCGTCCGGTGACGATGAACAGCGAGCCCGGAAGGTCGGCGACGAAGTCGATCACTCGCTGAATCGGTCGACCGGCGGCTATCAGTGTGCCATCTATGTCGCTTATCGCTGCCGGTGGATCGCCCAAGTCACGTTCACCGCCGGGCTCGATGCCCTCAGCGAGCGATATGGCGACCATCTGGTCGACCGCGTTCGTTTTGTTCGTATGGCAGCCCATCACTTCGCCATCGGCCTTGATGACTGCCCAGCCTTGGCATTCGGTGGACTGGTTCGTAATGAAGTAGGGCATCAGGCTGGCGGTTGAAGTTGCACGCTCGGCAAACCGAGGTGGCCCATGTCGGGCAGATCCAGGGCTCGTAGGACGTCCTGCGGGTCATAGCCCGACACGACAAGCTTCTGCGCCATGGCGACCTTCTTGTCGAGCTCGACGATGTCGGCGCCCTCGATGTTGACGTTGGCCAGGGGCACGCGCGGGGCGTCCGCGGCCGGGTTGTCGAAGGGGGCCCGGTCCTCCAGGATTCGCACCTCGTTGATGGTCGACCAGCCAGCCAGCAGCGCAGACGAGTGCGCGGCGTAGCGGGATTCGGTGGAGCCACGCAGCAGAGCGTCGAGGTTGAACTTCAGGAACGCACCAGGGGGCAGTAACCGCGTGTACGCTTCCTCAATTTTGTAGATGTAGGGAAGCAGGGTGAAGGTCACGAACTGGCGGGCGTTTTCTTCCACCGATGCGTACGACATCGCGCCTGGCTCGGTGACCTGCAGCAGGTGCGGCGGGATTCTGAACATTCGGCACACTGTCTCGACTGCGAACTTCTGCGACTCCAACATTTGTGCTTCGTTGGGGTCGACGCCGGTTTTCACCCACTTGGCGCCGCCGGACAAGATCCCAGGGCGGTGCGCTTTGCGCAGACCTTTATGCCCGGCCTCGTACGCATCCTGGAGCGCTTTCGCCTGGTCGCTGGCGATCTCCTGCGGCACCTCGATGATGCCGGAGGTCGTCGAGCCTGAACCGAAGAAGCTGGACGCGAACTGCTCCAACGCTGCACCAAGGCCGAGGGTTTCGCGCAGCTCCTTGATTCGGCTGGTGCCGCGCAACGCTCCAGGGCGACGCAGCTCGGTGATGTGTACGACGTCGGCTTCGGTCAGCAGTGCTGGCGAGCCTTGCACGCGATATGCGAGACGCTTGTCAGCGGACCGAACGACCTCGACCCGGGAGGGGTCAAGCACCGGCAGCGCGACGATGTCGCCGGTGGACTGCGAGCGAATCACTCGCAGAAAGGCATTGCCATCGACCATGAGACCGACTAGCAGGGACTGGAAGTGATCCGACCGAGCGATCCCGAGATCCGGTTCGGGCTGGTCGACCCACAGCGGCCGCGGTCGATAAGGGACGCGGCGGCCATCGACGCGGCGGAACGTATCAACCGGCAGCGAGCAGACCAGGTCCGAGATGAGCCGAACCGCGGCATAGACCGCGGCAATCTTCAGCGAGTTGTCCTCGTTGATTGGCACACCGGCGCGAGTATTGAATGCCGGGGTATCACCAGCGGCCCACAGCGATGCGTAGGTGATCGAGCGACGCTCGCCAAACAGATTACTGAGCACGACGCTCCAAACTGAGACCAATCAGCACCAGGGCTGCACCAGCGAAGATGACACCGGCGGGCGGAAAGAGCAGCCACAAGCCGACAGCTGCGACCGCTAAGCCAGCGACCTGCAAAGCGTCAGCCATAAAAGCTCCTTTAGGCATAGAACATGGGGACAGCGGGCGTGGGTTCATCGATGCGAACCTGCGTGGCGCGGTCAAATCCCATGACTGCGCAGACCGCGGCGTCGATCTTGCGTGGCGACCCTTTGGCGTCCTTCACGATGCGCGGACCAAGCCGGTCGGTCTTCACCACGCAGTTAGCGACATGCCGGGTCAGCGTTGCGTTGTGGTCGTGAGCGATGCCCCCACCGGCTACCGCGTCGTAAAACTTCGCAGTCGAGGGCACCATGCGCCCAGGGCTGCTGGATGGGTACTCGACGATGGGTAGCCCTGCTGCGGCCAGCTCCTGCATAGTGCGCTGCCAGCGGAAAGGATCGAATACCACTTCGAGGACGTCCCAGCGGCGGCAAGCCTGCAGGATTGCGGTCTCGACCTCGGCAATGTCGACGCGCCAGTCGTCGGTGTCGGTGGGTTGCTTCTCCCACGCACCCACCAGCCAGATACGCGGCGTTGCTTCAACAGTGACGCCGACAATGCAGGTGGAGTCGCCCGAAAATGACCCATCGACCGCCAGAATGACCAGGCACTCAAGCCCTGGCGGTTCGGCAGTCGGCAAACGCTCCCAGGAACCGGTCGGCAGCCATGCGGTCTGCGCATTCACCCATTGGCCAAGTCGCTTTGTGCGGAACTCGTTCTCTGGTGTCGATTGGACAGCGCTGACGAAGTCCTCGGGGTCCTGCAGGTCCCCGAAACCAGGGTTAGCGGCTTTCCAGAACTTCTCATCGCGATGGTCGCAGTCATCTGGTGCCTGCCACCACGCCATAAAGAACGCAGGGTCGGGGGTTTCACCTGACGCGACCCGCTGGCCATGCTGAAAGAGCCGGTAGCAGATCGAATCCTGGCCGGTGCGGTCAGATTTCACGCCGGGGGTCGTAATCGCCAAGATCAGCGGATCTTGCCGAGCTGCTGTCGCCAGCTGCATCACGTTCCAGAGCTCGTCATCCGGTAGGGCGTGCACTTCGTCGAAGATCACGCCATGAGGGTTGAGGCCTTCCTTGGTGAAAGCCTCGCTCGACAGCACGCGATACACCGAGCCAGTCGAGGGCACCTCGATCGCGTCCCGGTACAGCTTCGTCAAACCAGCCAGCTCTGGGGACTGCTCCACCATCGAGCGAGCCGACCCAAACACGATGCGGGCCTGGTCGCGGTCAGCGGCACAGGAATACACCTCGCCGCCCTTGGGCCCCATCATCAGCAGATACAGCCCGATGCCGGAGCCCAGCGCCGACTTGCCATTTTTGCGCGGCATCCCGATGAGGGCCCGGCGATGACGCAACCTGCCATCAGTGCGACGAGCGAACACCGCACCCAGCAGCTGCTTCTGCCAAGGTCGCAGCAGCAGCGGCTCACCAGCGCGGCCGCCGATCGAATCCTTGACCTGAGGACACAGATCCTGGATGAAATCCACCACCAGGGCACCATCACCGCGGCGGCGATCCGCCACAGGCACCGGGGTCAGAATCGAGGGCGGCCAAGCCTTAGCGCTTCGCGGCACGCGCCTGGATCGCTTCCAGCTTTGAGACCGCCTGCACCTCGGCCACACCCATGCGAGTGCGCTCCACCGGATTGAATCCTAACTGCGAAAGCATAGAATTTATGCTGCGATCTAGCTGTCGTAAGGCAACACGATCACGCCAGTCTGATCCGCGTAACACCTGCAGTCGCAATGCTGTTCGTTCATCCATGCATTCACAAACTAGCTGGACCAATTCGGAATCTGTTGCTGGAGATACCCACAATCCACCTGACGCCCAGATGCGATCCCACATTTTGCGGCCTTCAGGGCCGAGCGGGCGTAAAGGTTCTGCTGCGCCATTGAGTGCCGGCAGGACAGTTACTGAGGCGAGTCTTGGGAGCGACCGCT